TTTTGTAACGTCTGAATCGTAGTAGAGTTTTTTGAAGTTGTCGCCACCTTTATCTAAAGCATTTGATGTTGAGCCCATCATACATTTACCTACAATTCTTGATCCTAGTCTTAATGTAGTTTTTGTAACTCTCCAGTTATTTAATATATTATCAGGTCTTTCCCATTTACCACTTTCATCATGGGCTAATAACTTTAGCTTTTCACCATCATAAGAGTTATCACCTGTATTCTTCCAGTCTATAGTGGTGTCCAGCCCCTGTAAATCACGGACTTGTTCATTGGTTTCAAGTTTCCTTCGTGTAAGTTTAGACGCTGGTACTCTATAGGCGAGCTCGGTTTTAGGACGATCCATTCCGTCTTGGATAGGTTTGAAGAAGAACGGATAATTAACACTAATGGGTACGACTTTGTCTGTGAACATTTTCTTAGCGTCTGCACCAGTTTTAGATAAGATCCCAAATCTCGAGTCGGAACTAATCGTGGCCAAGTTGACAAGTTCTGCAGATGCCATGAACGAAAAACCACTCCTTCTATTTTTAAGATAACACATACCGTAACACCTGTTATCCGCTTTACATGCTTCCCAGAAAATGAAAAATAATCTGTTTGCTTCTCTATACTCTGGCGCTCCGACATCAATCTTCGACCACTGCAGGTACATGTAATGAGTACCAGTAATATATACAGGGTTGCCATTATTGTAGAAATGAAAACCTTCTTCTCGACGTTTAAACTCTTCATCTATATAATCGTACCACTTTTCTTTAAAATCAATTGGATATTCTTTCCAATCAAATCTAGTCTTTATTCTTTGTAATTCTTTTGGGTACTCGAATCTTTCCCAATATTGTTCCTTCTTTGTTTCTCCTCGTTTATACGGTTCATCTGCTGTTGGTAAAGCAATGCGGAGATTTTGTATTTCGATGATCGATCCAATCTTACCTGTTTTACTTATATTAACAAAATCATATTCAGCGTTATAGCCATACTCCCATTTTTTATACCTATTATTTTTTTTAAGTATTTTAGGATTTATAACATCTGTAACTTCTTGCCATAACGTTTGTTTGTAACTCACTTACTCCTCCCTTCAGCAAAACCTTTAAAACTTCTTTCTTCTTTCTTTTCTTCTGTTTTACCTAACAATATATTTTCTTCTTCTTCAATACGTTGTAATATTTCAAAAGCATCCATTATACAAAGCTTTTTAGTTGCTGCTGCGTTTTTAAGTCTGTCAGCTGATACATCATCTTCAGTATGTGTGATGATTTTTTCTTCAGCTACTTTGATTAACTCTTTAACTGCCTTACGCCCAGCTTGGATTATATTCCTTCTCGTTTCTTTGCTGTCCATGGTTTATTAATATATCATTAGATTTCATACAATAAAGAAGTTCTTTGTCTATTAAAAACTCAAACTCTCTTTTGTTTTTATAATTAACTATATCACCCTCACTTACATTTAATTTATTTAATTCTTTATTTCCATAGATTAGCACACCATAGTTTTTCTTTCTAGAATCTGTTAAAAATGTATTATCACTTTGCAATGGTTTAACAAAACATCTATTACCAAATGCTTTCCAACCATTATTGTTATACATAAATATTTGATCTAGAGACACAAAGTATTTACCATCTTTAAAGTAAGACCTAGAGTTTTTTTCATTGCCTCTAATGTCATAAAAACGCCTAAATACATTATGATGTACTAGTAATAGATCGCCAGACTTTACATCTGTTTGTAGGTTTACAGGAGTTGATATTACTTTTGCTATAACATTTACAAATTTGTGGTTTTCAATATTAGCATTTAATACCAACTCACTATCACCTATTTTAATTTTATTAGCGTATCTATCACCGACCGGTTCTACTATAAAATCATATAGTGCTTTCATGAATATGTCAAATCATATTCAACTGATATAGCCATATTCTTATTAAACTTTTTCCAAGGTAATACTTCCTTGTTTTTAGTTATATAAATATTATATGACTGATCATCATCTTCAAAAAGTATATCACATATATTGTGACCACCATAAACTTCTTGACCTATTGAATAATGCATTGCATCGTTTTTATAGTCAGACCCTATACTAATTTTTCTAATTACACTAGACATTAAACTGCAGCTACTGGAGTTTCTTCCTCTTCTTTGTTTATTTCAGTGTACGTACCATCTTCTAAGTTGATATTGATAGCACCATATTCTTTCTCAAGTTCGTTTTTAAACTTTTCTATATCTTGATTTACACCTGCCATCTCGTGTAATAAACCGTGCTTGTTAGCTTCTAGTACACCTATTTTATTTAGTAAATCGTTAAGTTTAGTTTGTTGTTCTTGAATAGTTTTTAATTGTTCTTCTTTTATTTTCATTTAATTAAATTTAATTATTTGTTTTTTTGTTATGTGTATTTAGTTACTTTAGTTATAAAATCAGTAGCACCAGCACCTTTAGTAAATACAAATTCATAATAAGGATAAGTGCTATCACTTTGCGCGAACACAATAAGTTTCATTATTTGATAATTACCAAAATTACCATTAAGGGTTATTAAAGGGGGGACGGATGATGTACTAAGTGCTGTACCTCCATTATTTGGTGTTCCGTAAGAAGCTTCCCACGTAAATGTTACATCTCCACTTGATGGATCTGTAAGCACTTCAGCTTGTATATCATCAACATTCGAATCGTTTAACTTAATATAAATATTACCATCATTATATATATCTTGATCAGGTGTATCAGGTAATCTTATTATTGTAGGAGCTGGTGGAGCATCTGCCCATTCAACTCCATATTCAGTAATAGCGCTATTAGCTGTTAACACTTGACCATCAGTTCCAACAGGTATTACGCCAGTTGAATCATCAACACCAACAGTTCTACCTACAACTAACTTACCTTTACCTTTAGTAACAATAGTTGATAAAGCACTACCAACACCTTCTCCTACTACTATATTACCCTCAGTTAAACCACCAACACCAGTACCTCCATTTGAAGCGGATAATACTCCAGTAACTTCTCCAGCTCCACCGCTAATGTCTATTGGTAATATAGAATTACTAACTGCTGTTATTATTTCATTACCTGAAATACGAACATTCGTATTTGGTGTGCCTGTTTTAAATCCAGCTAAACCACTTATTAATGATAAATCTGATTCTGTACTGAATGAACTTATTGGTAAACTTGCCATTTTAATTAATTATTATTTTTATTTATGCTATTTTCTGAAGCCACAAAATTGGTTCATTAAATAAAGTATTATTACTTACAGGAAAACCTGTATTACCTGCACCAGTAGCTCCATTATGAAATAATAAAAACTTTAAATATGTACCAGCAGTAACATCTATAATTCCTGTTCCACTTATAGTTGCTTCACCGGGAGAAGTAGTTGGAACTATTAAATTTGTCAAAATAGATTGGATAGTCCAACCAAACCCCGTAGGAACAGTATCTGTTGCTATTGCTAATCTCATGAATTTATTCACATCAGGAGTAGGATTGTTTTGTACTAAATCAAAAGTTGAATATCTAACTTGAAAAGCGTAACGTCCTGTTTCTAATATTTCTACTACACCTTGTACGTTTGCTCCGCCAGAAATAATAGGAGCAAATACAGTTGTATCATCATTTACTGCTGTAGAGTTGTAAGGAATAACATAATATGCAGTATTGTTAGTGTTAAATAAACCAGTTGTTCCAGAAATTTTTAATTGCAAAGAAGGTGTTTGTTTTCTAAATACAGCTACATTTGTACCTGGATTTAAAGGATCTTCTCTAACAGACAAAATATCAAACTCACTTTGATTATTTGCATCTGTAATATTATCTAGCGCATCGGTTTGAGTAGTAGCACCTGTACCACCTTTACTTATTGGTAATATATTAGATACGTCGCTACTTGCTAAATTTATACTACTAGTAACATTAAATGAACTTCCACCTGTTACAACAAAGCCGCTGCTTGGAAAACTACTTACACCTGTTCCACCTTTCGCGAAAGGTAATATACCGGTTCCATCACTACTGTAATTAACATTAGCATTTGCAAAGTTTGCATCAGAAAAATTAGTAATTCCTGTACCACCTCTAGCCGCGGGTAATGTACCTGTATTAAAGTTAGATAGATCTAGTGTACTTTCAAGAGCTGTATTTAACTGTACTGGAGATATAGTATAATTATTATTAGTATCATACCCTACTAATCCAGTATATTGACTTAAGTTTCCATTTGTTGTAAAGTCTGAAAATTTTTTATCTGCCATTTTATTGTTGTATTAATTGATCGTTGTTTTGAGAAATAAGGTTATCATTGTTTTGAGCTAATAAATTAAATGACGGACAAGTTTCTAACTTTAGGTCTGTAGTTAAATCTTCTAATAAGATACTATCTGTAGAATTTTCTAAAATTATTAAACAATCTACCGGTGGTGGTGGTAATGAAGCACCCGGCTTGTTTCTCGTCGAAGGTATACTATTAAAATTACCTAACCACATTTTATAATAGCGCTAATATATCATTATCTGAAAGTGATCCACTCGAAGGAGAAGCTGCTGATACTGATTTTACTAATATAGGTAAAAACGATCCTGCAGCAAGACCTTTGAATACTGCTGCGTTTCCGCTTTCCATAATAACTGAAACACTAGTCATTGCTGCACCTATATATAAACAAGCGCCTCTAAATGGTTGATCAGTGTTTACTATATCTGAAGTATCAAGAGTTCCTGATTCAGTTAAGTTTATTGCGTCATGAGCAAATACTCTAGGGTTAGCAGCAAAGTTACCGCTTAATGTTCTTTTGGGTGCAAATCTATTGTCTGCCATTTTATTTAGTTTTTATTTATAAATACTTTTTCCGCGCCTCTGCTTCCAAAGTACGCTACATATACTGTTATCAATAATGTTTTTAGTAATTCAACCCAAGCTGTATCTACGTCAAACATCATATGAAATGAATCTATTATAATTAATATAGTAGAAGCCAAAGTTAAATATATTAAAGTCAAAGGACGAGTGTTCTTTGACAACCAAGAGTCTGATTTCATATCACTATCCCACCTAGCAGATACATCTTTCATTTCCTGTATATCCTGCTCTAATAACTTTAAAGCCGTTTCTTTATCTTTTGTTTCTATAGTATTATCACTTGATATAATATTTTTTACTATTCCAAGCGCTCCTTTGTCTGGTAAAAACTCACCAACTTGTGAAACTACTTGAGGTGCTCTTTCAGTTAAAAAAGCACCTACTTTAGTTTCTTTAAAAGCTTTTTTTTGTTTTTTCATCAAATTAAATTTGATTTTATTTTTTTAACCTCTTCCTCCTATTACATCTTTATTTTGAGTTCTTTTAAAACTACCAGACTGTAGTTTTTTAGTATATTGCTCTTGAGTTATATCTTGTATTTCTCCAGATGGTTTAGTATAAGAGTATTTTGTTTTACCACCAATAGTTCTTGATTGTGGTTTAAAAACTTTAAGACCTTCTCCAGTTGATTGATTAGTAAATTCAGAAGCATTGTAACCAGTCATACCGTAGTCTTGCTTTTTTGCTTTTATTTTTTTATCATCACCATCCATTTGAGGCATTGCCATATGTTTACCTACTTGCTTAACAGCTTTATCACTCATACCATATTGCATTAGCATAGGATTTTGTGGTAACTTACCATCCATACGATCTTGATACAAACCTGTTTTCATTTGCTTAGCACCATAACATCCTTTTTTCATAGCGCCTTCCATTTTGCCACCATATTGTTTTGTAGCTGCACCCATCATATAGTTAATGCCTTTGTCAGTCTTTGACATTTGATTAACACCTCGTAGTCTCACATCTTTTGTTTGCATTTTTTGGCGTTTAACTACTTCACGAGGATTACTTGAAGTTTGCTGATCGTGATAACCTATCCAATTTGTAGTACCAACAGCTTCCGGTTCGCCTTGTATGTTTCCTGTTACTGCAGGTCTAGGTTTCATTTTTGGCACTTCTTGCTTAACGCCATGATCCATTTTTAAACCATACTTTTGTTTAGGCCCTAAGTTTACCATTTTAGTTACTCCTGGTTTTCCCATTTTTCTTAATTTTTATTTCTTTTTTATATGCTTCTTGTTCCCATTGTAATAAAGGACTTCCATCTTTTTTACCTCTAGGATATTTTTTACCCTTCCAATAAAAGAACTTATTATCATAAGCTAGATCACCTCTTTTAATTTGATGAACGTGAACCATTTCATGACTCAAAGTATTTAGCTTTTGTCTTGGATCTGTTATATCTTTGTTTAATATGATGTTACCACTATTAGTTGTAGCACCATTAATATTGCCTGACTCTCCAAAGTGAAATACTGAAGTCCAATTAATTTTATACGGAGGGTCTAATTTAAAAGCCATTACTTATTGCAAACCTCGCAAGTAGGTCTTAACATAAATAAAAATTCTCTAGCTGCAAAACCAAAGGCAATACCAGAATAAAATACATGGCCTTCAGAAATCATAACAATTCCTATAGCAGCTACAGCAGCTGACTTAGCCCATGATGAATTAATAACTTTTTTCAATTGTTCCATATACATTATTTACTTTTTGAATGTCTTAATACTTTATGTACAGATGAAAAATATCCTTCACCTGCTGCTACTTCTAAAGCTTTTTTCTTTTCGTAGTTACCAGCTTTCTTATGGCCAGTCTTATAGTCATGTATAGCGTTTCTTGCGTAGTCTTGCTCTACTCTTTGTTTAGATTTTTTCATAATTATTTATTTGCTTGATATGCTGATAGTATTTTTTGGCAATGTTCTTTACTTTTACATTTTCTCCAAATACCACCTTTTTTATTATTAAGCACAACCCATTGGCCGTTTCTTTGTACTATACAACCAGAACCTCCTTCTGATATAGCACAACCTTTTCCTTCTTGTCTAAGTGCGTATCTTTTACTTGGCATTGTTATTGTTTTTATATGGGAACCAATCGTTTAATACAGCTTGTCTATCTTTACAACCACATCCACCTGGTATCATATCAGCCATTTGCTTTATACCTGTAGCTTGGGTAAATCTAGCAATCGTGTCTCCTAATCCTTTATCTTGTTTAAACATATTAACTAAATCTTGAACAGCACCATCTCTTACGAGCAGCTTTACCTCTTTCACCTGTCCAACTCTTAGATCTGCTGCAAAAAGCTTTTTGTCTTTTGTAAGCTTTAGTACCTGGTTTAACTTTACAATTAGTAACAGCTGTCTTTAATTTACTACCTGGATTTTTCTTTCTATATTCAGCGACACCTTTCTTAGTCATACCAGCGCCTTCTTCTACCGTTCTAAAATTACGGCCTTTTCCTTTTGTAGTTTTTCTAGGTTCAGACATTACTATTTCTTTTTACGTTTTCTACTTGACGCGCCACAAGGTTCACCTGTAGCTACGTTAATCCAATTTTCTTTTTCAAACCAATCTCTAAGTGTAGCTCCTTTTTTACGAGCACCTTTTACGTTTGATTTACTAGATCTTTTATATTTGCCTTTAGATGCAGCTGACTTTTTAGCGTTAATTACTTTTTTCTTTTCAGCAGCTGACATTGATCTTACTTTACTAGCAGGTAAACAAACTTTAGTGGTTCCACCACCTTTAACTTTACTTTTTGCCATCACCTAATTTTTTCATAGCTGCATTTCTAGCACATTTCATCTTCTTCGCGTAGCTTGGATTTTTTTTACGATTAAAAACTATTTGTTGGTTTAATGAACCTACAATAGCTTTTTTATTTCTTTTTCTAGATTTAATAAGCCAATTAGCTAAGTCACCACATGATAACTTTTTAAACTTACCTTCTGCATCTGCGTATTTACTGTCTTTCCATTCAGGTCTTTTTTTTGCCACAGTCATGCATATTAATAAACCAATTAGCTAGTTGCACATCTCTTTTAGTAGCGCCTTGCCTTGATTTTAATTTACTTACTTTACTGCATGTAACATCTCCACCATACAGTTTATTTATTCTAGCTTTTAACGTGCCGCGATATGCACCGCCTCGTTTCTTCACTTTTTCTTTTTACGCTTACCCATTTTACTAGGTCCACCTGCTCTAGTGCATCTTACACCCCAACCACTAGCATATGCGCTTGGCCATACTTTAAATTTCTTTTTTGCTGCTGCCTTACAAGCTGGAGATATTTTAGTTCTTTTAATAGCCATTACTTATCTTTTTTCTTTTTGATTTCTTCGTCCATTTGTTTACACCAAAACAATAGATCTTCCATCTTCTCTTCTAAATCCTCAATATGTTTAGTTTGCCATTGTTGTTTTAAATCGTATTCAATACGATCTATAACAGCTGGAGGTAATTGTTTAGCTTCTTCTATGTCTGCTTGTAAAGTGAAATACACTGACATAAATCCTACTACACCAATTATTATACTTACAAACGTTTTTAAATCTATTTTAAATTCTGTAGATTCAGAGATTTTCATATTCTAATGTAGCATTAAAAGATGGACAAGCTTTGTTCGCAAAATCATTATGCGAATGTATAACAGCATTAGGGTACATAGCTTTTAAAGTTCTAAGTACAGCAACTAACGCTTCTTTCTGACATTCAAGTCTAGTATCTTTCGGAGTCTTACCATCTGCTTCAACGCCTCCGCAATAGCATATCCCTATCGAATTACGATTGTGCCCCTTGCAGTGAGCTCCGATTTTACTTATATCTCTACCTTTGTGTATTTCTCCATACAGGTCGATATAAAAATGGTAGCCGATATCATTAAAGCCTCTGGCTAAATGCCACTTCCTGATTTCAGCTACTTCAAAGTTTTCCCCTTCTCTTGTTGCAGAGCAATGAATAATGATTTTATTTATTTCACGCATCTTTTTGCTTTCTTAGTAAATACCATTTATGAGCAGTATACCCTAAAGTAGTTACTAATAATAATACTTTTAATATAGGTTCTAGCCAATCAAGACTTGCTATAGTGAATGAAGTTATGTTCAAACAATATAACTTAAGATCATCAAGACCCATTATTTCTGAGCGTTGAATACAGGATTACCTTTATAAGTCGGTGACTCAATTTCAAAATTCTTTGAAATTTCTTTTCTCATATATTTTTCTTTTGGAAAAGGTGGACAATTGTGTAATGACACTTTTCCAGGATGAATCTTTTTTTCCATTGTAATTTTTATTTATATTTTTTCTGTGATAAAGGATCATATCCCATTTTCTCTTGAACACTAGACGGTAAAGATCTAATACCTTTTCCTTCATCGCCTGTTGGCATTGGCTTTTGCATTAAACCTTGACTTGCTACACCAGCAATTAAAGGATTTTTCATAGCTGTTTCCATAGATCCTTGAGCATAACGAGGATCTGCACCTTCATATAATTCGCTAGATCTAGCCGGCGTTGGATCTTGTACTCCAGGAGCAGTTACAGGCATACCAGTTAATGGATCAACTTGCATTTGTTTTAGAGGTTTCATATTATCTTGTTTTATCTTGATTAACATAGTCAATAGCCTTTTTCGTTACTTTATAAATATATCGACTATTGTTTTCAAATTGTTTTGTAGGCATATCTTCTTCACCTAGCATAATACGGTACATACGTGCAATCAGCTGTTTACACTTTACGGATACTTTGTATATGTTATACTTTTGGGTTGTGCGGTTTCTTTCTCTCCACACGTATATCCACCCTTCCTTTAACAACCTGTTCCAGCGTCTATTGTCCCAGCTATAAGAGTACGTACCTTTTTTAAAATCATCCTTTGTGAAAAAATCTATAGCATCAAGATAGATTAATAACTCAAGGTCTGCTTCTTTAATATTACAGGTTTTGCATGCCCATTTACGTATTATGCGATAATGTTTTAATAAACCCTTGTCTTTTAGATCTGAAGCTTCTATTCTCACAATACTATAACTACGTCTTGTTCTTTAATAACTTGATACTGTTGCTTGTCTATTTCAATTTTAGTACCTGCAACTTTATCATAGTATATTTCATTACCAGCTTTTACACCATTAACGTCAGTACCTACAGATTTTACTTTAGCAATCCTATATCTAATATCTTCTCGTTGCTTTTCAGTTAAGATTAAACCACCTTTTGTTTTTACATTTTCTTCTTTAACTGGATCAATAACTATATACTTACCTACTGCTTTCATGCCCTAATATTATTGATTACACAATCTGTACTCATAATAGTAGTAGCTACTGAAGCCGCGTTTTGTAAGGCACTTTTAGTTACTAGCAAAGGATCTATTATTCCGGTCTTAACCATATCTACCGTTTTTCCTGTAACCACGTCTAAACCTTTGCCTTGTGTTATTGGAGTTTCATATTCATCAACGCCTGCGTTCTTTAATATTATTTCATATGGCTTTTGTATAGCACAATATAAAACTTCTTCACCTATGTTTTTTGGTTGTAGCTTTTGCGAAGCATTTAACAAAGCTATACCACCTCCAGGAACTATACCTTCCTTTATTGCGGCTTTAGTAGCGCATATAGCATCTTCAACTCTATCTCTTTTTTCTTTCAGCTCTACCTCAGAGTTAGCACCTACTTTTACAATAGCAACTTTAGCTTTTAGTTTTGCTAATCTATTTTCTAATCTTGTTATTACAGCAGGGCTTTTTGTACTAGCTATTTGCTCTTCAAGTCTACTTATTATTTCTTTTACTTCTTCATTATTGGTTAAGTCGACTTTTAATATAGTATTTTCTTTATTAGTTATAGATCTTTCACATGAACCTAAATGGTC